ATTGCGGTGACAGGTTGTTCGGCATCTTCGGGTTTGGGGAATCCTTTGTCGCTACCAACCTCGATATCAAGATAGGCAGTAACAATCTGTGACCGTTCGTAGTCAACACCATCTACCCATTTTTCGTTGATATATGCATACTCAAACTTCTCAAGACCGTAGATTTCAAATCCACCAACATCTTTGTATTGCTTGATGAAGTCCCGTGCTTCACGGATTGAACCCTGCTCGACAGGTGCGAGTGACCGACCCTCAATAGATTTCCATTCGCCTTCGTGTGAGGGAACGAAAAGTTTGGGGTTGTATTGAACCCTGTGCGAGAATCGCTCACCATTTTTGCGACCTCGCACGAGGATGTGATTTCCAATCAAGTGTACATTCGTATAAAACATGATGTAGAGTATACGCTAGTTAGCGTTCAATGTCAAGCATTGATTCCAGTTGAGTATTCGGTTTTGCCATCGACACGAGTCGCAGTCAAAATGGACTTCCGATTTTCTCCATCTGCTTTGTATGATACATGAACCCAACCAGAGTCAGGGATGCCAGGAGTATAGAACTCAAGGATAAGTTGGTCAAAGTCGAGGTTATCACGAATCCATTCGGCAAGTTCTGCATTTGCCACACCTGGAACCTCGATATCTGCTGCTTCACCCTTGCAATGTTGCGACTTGGAACTTCCACCAACAGCATCATTGAGTTCAGGAGAACGATACCCGGAGTTGATAACAGTAGGACCAAAGTGGTCACGAACAGGTTGTACAACACTTTCAAACAATGCGACAGCAGCATCCATGTGCTCTCCCTGTGGCGTATTGTCAATACCTTTGCGTTCTGCGGTTTGTGATTTGGTAAATTCTGCGAGTGAGAAATTCTTAGACAGTTTCATTTTTGCTCCTATGAAAAAAAAGGGGTGGTTGCCCACCCCTATTTAGAACTTACTTCTTCGTAACGAATTCGTAGAGTTCTTCTGCTTGCTTGATGATCTCCTGTGGAGTGTACATCTTAGGCACATACTTCTCAAATGCTTCGGCAGCATCTTTGTGTTGCTCTTTCGCATTATCAATAGCATTATACATTTGCTGAATTTGCGTGTCATACGCACGGTCCAACAAATCTTTTGCCATAGCAAGTGTATCGAAACGAATTTCAAACGGATTCTTATTTGACATTTTTATGTCCTCTTCTGTGTGTGTTATGCCTCTTCTTGGAGAAACTCCAGATCGGGCGACTGTGTGTCCATACCAATAGGAATTAGTTTAGGACGCTTCTCATCGGGCAGTACAACTTCCAATTCGATTGAAAGCATACCATCCGATAAGTCTGCACCGACTACATCAACATGTTCTGCGAGTCGGAAAATCTTCTCAAATGATTTTGTGCTGGTATCTCCTTTTCAGCAAGATTGTCATGCGACCCTTACGGCATCGCACTTTTATTTATACAACTATTTTCTACGACCAATATTATATTTTGGTTCCAAAGACCATTCGTCTTTGTTTTTGTGTGCAATCACCTTGATTTGAGACAATGGTGCTTGCGGATCGATATAAGACTCTTTAGTCACAACATCAATCAAACCCCACTCTTCTAGCAGTTTGATAATCGTGTTGCGTCTACCTTTGTCTTCGTCCGAAAAGTTTGTTGGTTTGCCATCGAGCGCAAACAGTTCTTTGAAGTGTACGATGAAGTACCTTCCCTGCTTGTGTAGGATATGGCACGATTGAAATAAAATCTTGTCTTTTCTTGAGGCGACACCGATTCTCGTCAAGGTCTCTTTGACCTTGAGAAAGTCATCTGCTTCCTTCAGTTTGACCTCAACCAAATCATCAATGTTGACAGTCATCTCACTTTCCACCTTTTTCTAATTTTTCTCTCATGACCGAAAGCATATCATCTGTCAAAATTCTACCGTACTCTCTTGCTTTCTGAAGAGAACATTGATGGTATTCCATGATGATTTCTAGGTCATTATCTGTGTTATTTTTCACCCATTTCGCAAATCTTTTGCGTGGTCTAACACTATTTAGAAAATACTCATATTGTAGTTTTTTGTCGGCATCTTGACGCATATTCATCTCATTTGCCAACAGTACGGTGTCAATGAAGTAAGACAGAGACCGATTGGTCAGAAAGGGTTCGTATGCCCGTTCTGCCAACTCGTCATTTTCTGTATCCCGCATCATATTCTCTTTTGTCTGATTGATGCTCTTCACATAGTCAAAGGCATCACTCATTTGAAATCACACTCCACCATGATTTCGGTCAGACAAGCAACCAAGTTGATTTCTTGGTCCACCACAAATGCTGACTTGTATTGATAGTCGGCAATGATTGTGACCAGTTGTGGAATCGATTGTGGTTGAAGAAAGTCAGATGCGCTGTCGTAAATCTTACGAAAGATTGTACTCACATCGTTGTGGATATTTGTTGCTACCCACTTTCGCATATTGGTAAACTCTTTGTCTCGCAGTGACTTTACCAAGTCGCTGATTGAAACATCACCCACAGAAGAAAGGATACCAACATCAATTTGACCACCAGTTCCATAACGCTGAAGTTCATTCAGAATCCTCCGATTGTCAGGAAAGTATTTCTTGATGACTTCTGCCAAGACTTGATTGTCAAACTCGACATTCTCCATCTTGAGAATTTCTTTACATCGCTTGTAAAATTCTGCCGCCATCTCTGTGACTTCTGACTTTGGTATTGTGAAATCAACAACCGAACAACGAGAGTGTAGAGGTGCGATGATTCGGTTCTTGAAGTTACAAGTCAGAATGAACCCACAGTTCTTTGAGAACTCTTCCATAAAGTTACGGAGTGCGGGTTGGGTTGACTGTGGATTGAGATAATCCGCCTCATCCAAAATCACATACTTACGCCCACCATCAAGACTGACAGTAGAAGCAAAGTTCTTGATTTCAGTTCGCAGTGTATCAATGTTGCCATTCATCGAACCATTGATGGTGATGTAAGTACAACCCATCTCATTCAGCATTGCCTTGGCAATCGTTGTCTTACCGACACCCGCACCACCACTCAACAGTAGATTGGGAATGTTGTCTTGGTTGACAAACTCTTGGAATGTGCTTTTCAGTTCATTCGGTAGAATCGTCTCAGCAACAGAGTTAGGGCGGTATTTCTCCACCCATAGAAAATCTTCACGCATTTCATAATCCTATCAATCAGTTGTCGTAAGTAGAACCCACTTCATTTGCTACCCAATACTGAACTGTATCGTCATTATTGGAGAAATGAGTGATTCCCTTTTCGCTCACTGAAACCAAATAATCGGTTAGGATAAGTTTTAGATTTTCTACTTTGTAAATGAAACGGAATGTCTTGGTAGTCTCACCGACACCGTGCGAGAATGCGTTGGATGTATCGTTCTTGGTGTTTGTCGCACCGATACGGATTGTTGAACCATCACCTTGGATGATGACTTCGGGCAATCCCAACACATTTGCCGCTTGGAGGACAGACTTCAATGTCTTTGCTGACAACTTGAATTGAACCTCAACACTTGGAAGATTCAAGTCCTTTTCGGGGGCAGTCGTAATCATTGACGGATCGGCATAGAAATACCGAATCGAACCCGAACCATTCTTTGCGGTGAGACTGCTCTCTCCGAAATCAAAGTCAGGGTCATCAAGTAGAGACACCGAACCCAAGAATTGGTTCAAGTCATAAATCGCAAACTGTCGAGGGAATGCTTCATCGACTTGTGCTTTCGCAATCAATGTCTTCCCCTCTGTGACAGTTCGCAATACACTACCCTCGTTGAAGAGTAGTGAGTTATTGATGCCAGAGAAATTCTTCAGAATCTCATTTGTGCGTTGTGACAATTTCATAATCTAATGCTTCCTTCACTTCTTTACTTTCAATGATGCGGGATCAGCAGTTGCCGATGCTCCGACAGATGCGATTGCTTGTAGCGAACCGCCAAATACATAAGAACCGACATGACTCAATTCCATCCAAGGGCACATCCAAACACTGACACCTGCCTTTCGTGCCCACTGACAGAACATGTAATCTTCTGACAAGTAACGCTTTGTGTCTGCGTCAATCACAGTATCAAAGTATGCCATGATTTCACGAGAACCATCAAAGTGCTTGGTGCGAACATGGTCTGGTTTGTAACTGTACTCTGGATAGGCATCGGCAAACTTCTCAAACGCAGAGCGTTGCACCATCATAAATCCAGTACCACCTTCCATCACCTCAACAGGTTCATCGAGACGCATCTCAACTTGCCCCGCCACAGGGTTGAATACATAGTCACCAACCAATTGGTCTAACTTGTTTGGGTCATCATCTGCCCATCCTTTATCCACTGCCATCTTGATTTTTTCCCAAGCAATGGTTTTCTTTGGATAGGGTCCACACATGATTTCTTT